GTGATTTAATGAATGATGCAGGTTGGACACTAAAATCACAAAAAATATGGGTTAAGAAAAATAATACAATTGATATGTACCGACATGGCTATACTTTTATACTAACATTTAGTAACGATAGTGTAAAGCATCCATTATTACCCGATGTATTTAATGAAAAATTTGTACCCGCTACACCGGAGTACACATATAACTTTTCACCAAACATTGTAAAGGAATTTATAAATGCATATACTAAAAAAGGTCAAATAGTGTTTGATCCTTTTATGGGAAGTGGAACTACGGCAATTGTATGTGTTGAAAATGAGAGAAAATATATTGGTAGTGAGATAATTGAAAGTACTTGTAAAATTGCAGAAAACAGGATTAGTAAAATAAAAAACGCAGATAAATTTTTTAAACTTTAAACTATGACACAAAAAAAGAAAACAGCAGAAGAACTAAAAGCAAATTACGATAAGTTTATTGCTATCATTAAGAAGTATTTTATCGGAGAAAGATTAGAAAAATTACTTCATATGTATTCAGAAGATGAATTAGGTATGAACTTAACAATTTCGCCGGCGAGTGGTAGATTATTATATCACAATTGTTATGATGGTGGTTATATTGACCACATTTTTAATGTTACTAAAAATGCACTTAAAGTAAAAGAATTGTTTGCGGCACAGGGTGGTACAATTGATTTTACAGATGAAGAATTAATATTTTGTGCCCTTCATCATGATTTAGGTAAGTTAGGAATCAAAGGACAAATACATTATGTACCAAATACTAATAAATGGGAAATTGAAAATCGTATGGATTACTATAAACGTAATGATGAAATACCTTATATGAGTCTAACCGATAGAACATTTTTTACTCTACAGCATTATGGTATATCATACAATGAAAATGAGTATTTCGGTATTAAACTTACTGATGGATTGTATGATGAAGACAATGAGAAGTATTTAAAGACATTTAATGTTAAAAATACACTCCGTTCTACAATTCAATACATCCTACATTGGGCGGATTTTATGAGTACAATAGTTGAAAGACAAGAAGAACTAAAAAGACAGAATTCAACCGACACTTTTACATTTAATGTTGGGAAGTTCTAACAATTTGTCAGTTTTACTTTAATGGTACGGTAATTGAATAATATAGGTATATTGTTTAACCAAAAAAATTAAAGATTATGTTTTATTCAGATTTTGACAAATTTGTTGAAAAATTATTAGTAGCAGACAACACTCCTTTATGGGAAAATCGATCAAGAACTTATGTACCATCAAAGTTCGCTGTTGATGTAAAAGATGATAAGGCTTTTATCGCATTATCAGTATTAGGTCATGATCCAAAGGGGATTGAAATTAATTGTTACGAAGATAAGATTGAAATCAAAGCAAAAAAGGAAACAAAAGAAGTAGAAACACCTTTTGAGCAATTAGTAGCTAACATTGATGAAAGAATTACTTTAGGTAAGGATTTAGATGGAAGAAATGCTAAGGCAGAAATTAAGAATGGTATTCTTCAAATCGTAGTAGAACGAAAGGAAGAATCAAAACCAAAAAAACTTACATTAAAAATTGGATAGTTTGGTTATTTTGTGTATATTAGAGGGTAGTCATTGACTACCCTTTTTTATTATGGCAGAATACTCACAAATATTACCGTTAAGAACAGACACAAAAGTTGCGGATCAATTTGGTTGGTTACCTTTATCCATTTATAGACCAACAAAAGAAAGTAAATTAAAATGGAAAAATGCATATCTAAATGATGGATTAGATGAACAACGTAGAAGTGATACATCAGAGTATTTGCCAGGTTATACCTTTTCTGAATTTCACGCGGGATTAGCTGAAAATATACTTAAGTTTTGGAGTTTAAAAGGGAGTAAAGTAGTTGACCCATTTGCAGGTAGAGTTACGAGAGCATACGTTTCTAAACAATTAGGTAGAGATTATACAGGGTTTGAAATATCACCTCGTACATATGAAAGAATACATAACCACTTTACAGGTTTGAGCATGGAAACACCTGTTATTAATGGTGATGGTACTTTAATGGAAGAAATAGATAATAACTATGCAGATTTGATTTTTACTTGTCCACCATATTTTAATTTGGAAAAATACGAGTCAGTTCCTTCTCAATTATCAGATGAACCAACTTATGAATTATTTATGAGTAAGATTGATACATGTATTGGAAATTGTTTTAGAGTATTGAAGACCGGAGCATTTGCGTGTTGGGTTGTAGGAGACATGAGAGTGGGTGGAAGGTATTTAAACTTTCACGGTGATGTTATCAATTCTTTTAAAAAACACGGATTCTTACAGCACGATATAGTTATTCTAGAAAATATATCACCATTTGCAGCTTTACAAATCGGAAAAACTGCGGCAAATAGATACACATCAAAAATACATGAATACCTTTTAGTATTTAGAAAACCGGGCGAATACGATATACCAAAATACACATCAGCTGACGAATTAGGACAAGAAGCAAAATTACAAGAATTTTTTAATTATGTTGAAAGATAGATTTAATACAATATATTTTAATGGATGTTCATTTACTGAAGGGGGTGGATTAGAAGAAGGAAAGATCTTGGTTAAAGATGCATACAAAGAAAAATATAATGTTGAATGGAAAAGTGAAAAAGATGTATGTTATCCTACAATTGTACAAAATAACTTTAAAGATTTAGAAGTAATAAATGATGCAAAAAGTGGAAGTGGTTCTGAAAGAATTGTAAGAAGAATTTACGAATATATTCATAAACATGGTGTTGAAAAATCACAAAAAACTCTTTTTATAGTTGAAATACAATCTGCAATTAATAGATTAGATATTTTTTCAAATAAACATAACGAGTACTTAGTTGCAAATGTTTCATATAATGATAAAGGGGAAATTCAAGATACACAAACGGTTATTGATTGGATATACGGACCACCTTTAGATGAAGATTACAGAAATAAAACAAGAAGTATAATTAGAGAATTTTCTGAATATTTTATTAATCCTATTCAATATGAAAAAAACGTTTGTTATTCATATATTGGATTATTATCCTTTTTGCAAAAAAACAATATTTCTTTTTTGGTTTCAGGTAATTTATATTATTTTAAAACATTTTATAAATTTGATTATTATTTTCCAAATTTTTTTGAAAATCATCTACTAAAAGTTGAATATAATGGTAAAGAATTTGATGATATAGTAAATTTCTGTGGTGTAAATAAAAAAACAATAATGGATGAAATAGGGCCTGAAATTTCAAATGATGGGCATCCTGGATATTTTGGACATTTATTATGGGGTATGGGAATTGTTGAATTTTTAAACAAAAAATATATATAAAAAACAAAATTATGAGATACAAAGTACAAATTAGAAAACAATTAGAAGCAATTGAAATTAGAACAAGCTATTTAAAACAGGCAACAGAAGGTAGTAAACCTATTACACCACAAGATGCAATTAAAATGATAACCGAAATTCAATATTCATTAGAAAAGGTTAATGAATTAATTGATTTAGAAAGAGAAGGATAATTAAAAATGAACTGGCTTAAATTTTTAGTGGGATTTTCCGCACTAATTATTGCTGGATGTGCAGCATATTTCTCTGTAACAGGATTGGGTGTATTATTTGCGGGCGCATCTTTATCAGTAATGATAATGGCTTCCGCATTAGAACTGGCAAAATTAGTTGCGGCTACTTATTTAAAGCAAAAATGGGATGAAATTGGTGGATTTAACAAATGGTACATAACAATTTCCGTTGGTGTATTGATGTTAATCACATCCGCTGGTATTTTTGGGTATCTTTCAAACGCATTTCAGGCACAATCGCTTAAGTTACAAGTAGTAGATAGAGAAATTGCAGTTTATCAAACAAAAATTGATCAAAATACAGCTCAAATTACCCAACTTAATGAACAATTAGGTGGACTTTCACAGACACAATCAACAATTTTAGAAAAAGGTAAGGTAAATAACCGACTTTTACGTTCAATTGATTCCAAAGATAGACAAACTGCTCAGTTAAACAAAAAAATTGATGCATTACAAACGGATAATGCAAAAAATACTGAAAAAATTAACGAAATTAAGTTAAAAAACTTAGATTTAGAGAAAGAAGTGGGTGGATTTCGTTTTGTTGCAGATGCGTTTGGTATGGAATTGAAAAATGTTGTAAAATTCTTCATATTTTTGATTGTAATTGTGTTTGATCCACTCGCTGTGGCACTTATTATCGCTTTTAACGGATTAATTGTTGATAAAAAAAGAAAACAAAAAGAGATTTTAACCGAACATATGGAAAATGACCAAAAATTGGGGTTATATGAAGTATATGGTGATACAAAAGATGATATAGTAGAGGATTTAATAGAAAATGAACCTATAATTGAAGAAACACCACAAAAAGAAGCACCATATTGGGAAAAACCTGATTTTAATTGGGAAAATAAAAACTTATGGATAAATAACCCTTTAGCTGTAAAATATTGGATGGCAAACGGAAATTCAATACATAAATACAATAAATTATACAAAGATCATTTGAAAGAACTTGATAATATAGATTCAATAACAAAAACCTACTAAAAAGTAGGTTTTTTAGTTTATTTATCGTATCTTTATAAAAATATACACTATGAATTTAGGATATGCTTGTATAAACCTTAGTTTAGGTAAAAATATTACTCCTAATAGGACAATGATTAAAAAAACCTTTTTAGCTAAAGGTTTAGATTATGTGTCTGATTTAGTTTTACTAAATGTTACTGATTTAGAGAAAATCATAGATTGGAATGAACAAAATGGAATTAAATTCTACCGAATGAGTAGTGATATGTTTCCATGGGCTACTGAATACGAATTTACACAACTCAAAGATTGGCAAGCTATCAAAACTATATTAGAACGTATTGGTAGTAAAGCATCATTATATGGACAACGTTTAACTTTTCATCCAGGTCCATTTTGTGTACTTACTTCACCAAAAGAAAGTGTAGTACAAAACACAATTAACGATTTAGAAGTACATGGTAGAATTATGGATGCAATGAAACTATCCCAAACTCCTTACAATAAGATTAATATTCATTGTAATGGTGTATATGGGGATAAAAAGAGTGCAATGGATAGATTTATCGCTAATTTTAAAAGACTCTCTAAATCGGTGCAAAATAGGCTTACAATTGAAAATGATGATAAGGCTTCTATGTACTCAGTAAAAGATTTAATGTATATTCATAATGCAATTGGTATTCCTATTGTTTTTGATTACCATCACCACAAATTTAACACAGGTGACCTTTCGGAACAACAAGCATTAGAATTAGCAATCTCAACATGGCCTAAACACATTACTCCTGCGGTGCATTATTCTGAAAGTGCAACTGATAAAAAACCTCAGGCACATTCAGATTATATTTTTGAAAGAATTAATACTTATGGTTACGATTTAGCCGTTATGG